GTATAAAAGAACTTGAAGATAAAGTTCATTTAATTCAATCAAAAATTATAATTGAAGGTATGCAACTTGGAACAGAAAATGTTCAGATTGATTCTTGTATTGGTAAGATAAAGGAAAGAAAAGAAAGATTAAAAGAAATTCAATCTCATATTTCAGAATTAAATAGTGTTAAAAAGACCACACAAAAACAAATTCAATTCTTTAAAGATAATTGCACATGCCCAACTTGCTCGCAAGAAATCAGTGAACTTTGGAAAAAAGATAAAATTGTTCAATGTAATCTTGAAATATCAAATACAGACGATAGCATTTACCATGGTAATGAAACGGTAGAACAAATTGAAGAGCATATAACTGCTCTTGAAAGAAGTCTTGAAAATGGAAGACAAAGGCAATCAGAATACAGAGCAGCACTCAAAGAAATTGAAAATTACAACAAAGAAATAGAGAAGATTAAGTCTACTTTAAATAAATCTGTTGTTGTTGATAATTTAGAAATAGAAAAACAAAAGTTAAATCAACTTGAGGGTGGTTATAAGATTCTAGAAGATGAACGAACAGTTCATTCTGATGATCTCATGTACCATGAACTTGCCAATGAACTTCTTCGTGATGGTGGAGTTAAGGCAAAGATTATTAAATATTATCTTCCACATATGAATAAGTATATTAACAAATACCTTACATCCATGGACTTCTTTGTTCAGTTTAATCTTGATGAGGAATTTAATGAGCAAATTAAGTCTCGCTATCGTGATGAGTTTTCCTACATGAACTTCAGCGAGGGTGAGAAGATGCGTATTGATTTAGCACTGTTGTTGGCATGGCGAGAAGTTGCTCGTCTTAAGAATAGTGTTAGTTGTAATCTTTTAATTCTTGATGAAGTATTTGATTCGTCCCTAGATACTGGTGGGATTGATGAGTTAATGAAACTTTTAAAGGTTGTGAGTGACAAGGCAAATGTCTATGTAATTAGTCACAAAGCAGACCAGCTAGTTGATAAATTTTTAAATATTGTTTCTTTTGAAAAGAAGAATAATTTTAGTAAAATGATAAATACTTAAAATGGAAAGAACAGATAAATTAAATTTTAGAGGAAAATTTAGATTATATGATGTTGACGGGATTCCTTATCTTTATAAGATAGGAGACTCGGTTGAACACAATGGAAAACTTTATGTTGCAGTTATTCCAACGAGTTCTAAAATACCAAATACACAGGAAGGCAATTCGTGTTGGAAAGAGGTCGGTGGAAATTTTGGATTTTTTATTCAAGAAACCCCACCAGGAAAAGCTGAAATCGGAGATAGATGGTATGTTCCATCTACAGCTATACTTTACACATATACACGGGAACAAAGTAATAAATTTTGGATTGAACTATGAAATCAATGTGGTATAATGAGGCACTTATATGAAAAACAATTTTGATTTTAACAATAATGAAAGTAGTAAGCGAGAAAAACCAAGGCAACCAAAACAATTAAAGTCGGTTTCCCGCAAAGAAAAAGATTCTGAAAAAAATAGATCTAAACAACAACTTAAAAATTATGTTGAAAGCAATTTTGAAGATGATGATTTTGAAGATAACTTTTTGAGGTAATATATTATGAGTACCGTGACTTTTTCAAAAAATACCCTAACAATTCTAAAAAACTTTTCAAGTCTTAATTCCAATCTTCTTGTACATCCAGGAAATGTGATTAAAACAATCACCCCTTCAAAAACTGGTATGGCGGTTGCAACTGTCGAAGAAAACTTTGATGTAGAGTTTGGCATTTGGGATCTTAATAAGTTTCTTGGTGTGATTAGTCTTTTCAACAACCCAACATTTGCCTTTGGCGAAAAAAGTGTTAAAATCAAGAACGGTGGAGATTCTGTAGTAAATTATTATTATTCAGAACCACGACTCTTGACTTATCCGACCAAAGATGTAAATATGCCAAAGATTGACATCTCTATAACTCTTACGGAGAAGAATTTTAATGAACTTCAGAAGGCAGCATCTGTAATGCAACTTCCTGATCTTTCATTTAAATCAGATGATGACAGTATTGTGGCAATGGTTTCTGATCTTTCTGATCCAACTAGCAATTCATACAAGGTTGTCGTCGGAAATGGAAACAATTTACCAGAATTTTTGTTCAATTTTAAAATGGAAAATATTAAAATTCTTCCAGGGGATTATAAAATTAATTTTGCCAAGAATGTTGTTGGAGAATTTATTCACCAGTCTATTCCAGTTAAGTATTGGTTTGCTATGGAAGCAAGTACATCCAAATATCAAGGTTAATTTATGAAACCAGAAAATTTTCTGTGGGTCGAGAAGTACCGTCCGCAGACCATTGAAGAGTGTGTTCTCGCCGTGTCGCTGAAGTCAACCTTCAGCGACATGGTTGCTAAGGGGGAACCACAAAATTTACTCTTTTCTGGTACTGCTGGTGTGGGTAAGACAACGGTTGCTAAAGCACTCTGTAACGAAATGGAGTGTGATTGGATAATTATTAATTGTTCAGAGGAAGGCAACATTGATACCTTGAGAACCAAAATTCGGCAATTTGCAAGCACAGTTTCCCTTAGTGGTGATAAAAAGAAAGTTGTAATTTTAGACGAATTTGATTATTCAAATGCAAATAGCATTCAACCCGCTTTGCGTGGTGCAATAGAAGAGTTTGCTAATAATTGTAGATTTATTTTGACTTGTAATTATAAGTCGCGAATAATTGAACCAATTCACTCTCGTTGTACCTGTATTGATTTTACCTTACCTATTTCTGAGAAACCAGCAATCGCTGCCAAAATTATGGAGCGATGTGTTTATATTCTCAACAAGGAGGGAGTAAAATTTGATAAGAAGGTTCTTGGTCAACTGATCATGAAGCACTTTCCAGATATGCGTAGAATTCTTAATGAACTTCAACGCTATGCGGTGTCTGGAACAATTGATGTGGGAATTTTATCATCAGTTGCAGAAGTTGAGATCAAAAATTTAATGACTGCACTGAAAAATAAAGATTTTGCTACTGTTCGTCGTTGGGCAGCATTGAATGCTGAATCCTCTCCGCAGGAAATCTACAGGAAGGTCTACGATGCTCTTGGTGACCATGTAGAGAACCAAAGTATTCCAGAGGCAATCCTTATTATTGCAGAGGCACAGTATCGCTCTGCGTTTGTTGCTGACCAAGAGATTAACTTGGTGGCATGTCTTGTCCAACTGATGATGTCATGTGCATTTAAATAATAAATATAAGTATGGAAAAACCAAATTTAACACAAAGCAGAGTTCCTTGTCCTTCATGTGGTAAAAACAATACTATAGAAGGATTGGATGATCTTTGTCAATTTTATAAAATTGACAAAACTTATAAAATTTTAGAGTTAGGTGTTTATTCTGGAGTTAGTACATCATTATTTGCATATTATGGAAAAGAAGTAATAGGCATTGATCTACAAGCACAACCTTCTATTTCTCAAATTATATCAAAATATACTAATATTACAATAAAAGATGGTTCAATTTCGTCTATAGTTCCAACTTTAGAAGATGAATATTTTGATTTAATTTATATAGATGCAGACCATTCATATGAATCTGTATTACATGATATCAAAATTTCACTTTCCAAGTTAAAAAGAGGGGGAATTATGTCTGGTCACGATTATGCATTTGAATCCGTTAGTAGGGCAGTAAACGAAATGTTTCCATCCGATAAACTAAAAATGTTTTCTGATACTAGTTGGTCAATTAGACTATAAAGATGTTATCTGAATTTTTAAACTCAATCAACCAAACCAAGGAAAATCTATTATCCAAAGACTCCCGATTGGAGAAAGATTATGTTCCATTTGTCATAAATAAATGTTTTTCTTATTTCCCAGATACTATTTTTTACGCAAACCGAATGAATCAAATGGCATTTTTAGATAAAAAAATGCAGTATGATTATTATTTACACTCAATTTCTAAGCGAAAACGATTCTCCAAATGGATAAAACCAGAAGAAAATACAGATATAGAGATAATAAAGCAAATTTTTGGGTATTCTGAATTCCGAGCAAGAGAGGTAGTCGATTTGCTTCCTATGGAAAAATTACGAGAACTGGTACAAAAAGGTGGTCAAAAACGATAAAAATATAAATATTTTCTGTTAAAATGGAGTATATTATGACAGAAGATATTTTTGAGGGATTGGGAGTAGAAGTAAAATTACACAAAGAAGAAGATTTTTTAAAAGTTAAGGAAACTTTAACTCGTATTGGGGTTTCCTCCAAAACTGAAAAAAAGTTATACCAGTCTTGCCATATATTGCATAAACGAGGCAGATATGCAATAATGCATTTTAAAGAAATGTTTGTGCTGGATGGACTTGATTCTGATATGTCTACTGATGATTTAGGTAGAAGAAATACTATAGTTAAATTATTAACTGAGTGGGGACTTATCAATCCAATGGATTCCAAAAAATACGCAGAACCCCAATTATCATTAGCGAGACTAAAAATAATTCCACATAAAGAAAAAAAAGATTGGACACTTGTACCAAAATACCATATAGGTAAGTAAGATACATAGTTTTGGAGACTTTTTATTATGAAAAAAATGCAAGCGATTGGTGCGGGATTCTCTACAGACTATTCTGGATCATCAAATTATAAACCAAAATTATTTGAATGGACATCTGAAGATAATCCTGTTAAAGTTTTTATAGATTCTGCAATCATACCAGGAATGCAGTACGAGAAAAAACCAGGAGAGAAAAAAATAGCATGGGTTGCAGAATCCCGTGCTATTTTTCATTCTTGGTTTTGTCCAGTTGATGTGTGGGAAGAAAATTTATCAAAAATTGCAAATTCTTACGATACAGTTTTTGTATCTGATAAAAGATTTATTGGAAAAGAACCAAATATTAAATTTTGTCCTGCTGGTAGTAATTTGCCCTGGATTAAAAATATGCAAATTTTTCCTAAAACAAAAGTTTGTTCTATTATTGCGTCTGAAAAAACAGTTACCTTTGGACACAAGTTAAGACACTACATGGCAAACACATATAAAGATCATATAGATGTTTATGGTGGGGTTTTGGATTCAAAAAAATTAAACCCAGGTGTTCTATGGGGAGACAAATCTGAGGGATTAAATGATTATATGTTTTCTATAACTATAGAAAATGATAAGTATGAAACTTATTATACTGAAAAATTAACTGATTGTTTTGCAACAGGAACAATACCAATATACTGGGGTTGCCCAGATATTGGTGATATTTTTAACAAAGATGGAATTATAGAATTAACTCCAAATTTTGATATTAAAATGTTGACAAAAGAACTATACGAAAGTAAACTACCAGCAATTATTGATAACTTTAATCGTGTTAAAGAACTCGAAAACGCTGATGATTATTTGTTTAAGTTGATTCATGAAAACTGAAATTGTATCATTTTATTGTGATATAGACAATCGTACATACTATAGCGATCACGCTAGAAGATTGCGTATCAATTGTAATGAAAATAATATACCACATGATGTTCGTGAACTTCCTTCACGGGGAGAGTATAGATTAAATTGTTTGGCAAAACCTAAATTTATTCTTTCCGTTTTGCAGGAAAAGCAAAGACCATTTGTGTGGATGGATGTGGATTCACGAATTCACGCTGAATTAAAGGTATTTGATGACTTGGAGGGCAAGTGTGATCTTGCATTTGCTTATCAAGGAAATCCTCCAGGTGTAAATCCAAATATACCAAAAGCATCTCCAATTTATATAACATACAGTCAAATTGTGATAGATTTTTTAAAATATTGGATAGAACGGTGTGAATTTAATGAAAAAAACACTGCACAAAAAGTATTTGATCATGAAATATTAATGGGTGAAGTTCTTCCACTTTTTGTACCAAAAATAAGACTTGCAATGCTTGGTCATGCATATGCTATATGGC